AAGGAGCTTGCGCCGCATTACCAATCGCTCGCGCATCATACGATATGGGATGCCGCAAAAGGCACAGACACTACGCACCAAGACGTTATCGATGCTATGCGTCACGCTGCAAGCGGCGGATTGATCGGCGGCAAAGACGAGCATCCCGTTGTAACGATCATGAAGCACCTGGGTATGCCGGGTATTCATGACGATCAACGTGAGCATTATGATCGTGGTGGCGGAAAGGGTTTGTCGCCCAACGATGTGATGGTCCAAAATGCGTTAAAGCGAGTCGCTGCTCAACAGGCAAATTCTTTTACGCGTTCGGGCGCTAAATTAATTGGAAAAGACGCGTCATTTCTTGATAGACAACAACAAATGAGTGAAAAATTAACAAAAACTCCAGGGATTCCTTTGAACGAAATGGAATCTACGCACATATCAAAAGAAACACTAAATCCATGGAAAGAACTAACCCCAGAAGCATTATATAATCAAAAAGCTTATATTGCACCGTTTCTTGGCGACAGAACGCCAGCGGGAACTATATTGACGCATGTCAATGGTATTCCGCTTGCTAAACCTGTTAATCAACAGGGAGGCGGTGATTTTACTCGCAGTGAAGCTGCTCAAGGAGATGATCCGGCTGCGTGGGGCAACCGAGACAGCACGGCGCGTATGATGTTTGCGCAAATTAAAGGCCAAGTCCCAGAAGGCTCTCCGGTTTTTGGTGGCCATGTTGCAATGGGATTAGCTAGCGCAGATTCTTCGCATCAAGTTGCTCAAACGCTTTTGCAATTGATGCCCCATATGAATATTCATCCCGATCACATTGAAAAATTTGACAAAAAAATGCGTGAAGCGCTTCCATCGAAAGGCAAAACCCCTGCGTGGCCAGGAGTTATGAACACCGACGAGGCGGAGCGTTATTTCAAAGAAACACCCGGAACGCACGCATCTGTTTTTGCTAAAATGATGGAAAGCGGCGAATGGAGAAAGCATGGATTCCCTGACGTTGGGTTGGCTAGGTTTGCAAACACAGAACACAGATTGTTGAACGTTCCAAATCTTTCCACGGGCTATGCTTTTTCAGGTATAGATACTTCGAAACCATTGATACGCGACGCTCCGCACGGCCATGAAACGTATTCAACATTAATTCCCAGTTCAACTGGTTATGCTGGTGGGTTTAAATATCAGGTGCCTGCCCGTTTAATGTTTCCAAAATTTTATTCTGAACTCAAACCAAAAGATAAAAATGGCAAACCTATTGATTATAATTCGCCCGAAGGAACCACTATGGCTCAACGATCTATAATGACAAAAACACCTGTGCAAAAAACCGATCAAGAGTGGTTGGATAACATTATGCAGCACCAGGAACAAAACCCACAAAAATGGGGATATAAAAATGGCGGCAATGCTGTAACTCACGCACTATCCATTGCACGCAAAGCAATAAAACGATGATATCTCCAGAGCTATGTGGTATTTGTTTTAAACAAACACCGGGACGCCGGTAGGAGAACCCTAGTATGTCGCAAGCAACCGAGCGCGCCCGCGCAAAAGCCCACAAGCTAACTCGCACCGACCCCAAAGAAAAGGTTGACGCATCCGGCTACACGCCGCCCGATGCTTTGGATGCCGACGTTAAGACCGGCATGCGTCCGGTGTCGCGTCGCCAGTTTAAGAAGGGCGGCAAGGTTGTTGGTGCCGTTGCTGGTGAACATGCGAAGCAACACGCAGGCCGCAAGCCACGCCAGTCTGGCGGCAAAGCGATGACGCCCGACAATATGATTAACCGCAATTCAAAAGAAGCCAACGAAGGCCGCGATGGCAGCAAACACATTGGCGGCCTAAAGCGTGGCGGTCGCGCTCACAAGATGGGCGGTGGCGCTATGATGCCGCCCGGTGCCGGTGCTGGCCAACAGGTAGACCCGCGCATGCTCGCCCTCCTCCTGCGCGCCAAGATGGCGGCTGGACGTGGTGCGCCCGTGGGTGCCGGCGCTCCCGCTGGTCCTGGCATGGGTCCGATGAAGCGTGGCGGCAAAGCCGAACACGACGACGCACGCGAAGACCGCGCCTTGATTAAGTCGATGGTCAAAGGCAAAGCGTTGACGGGCAAGGCTGAGGGCGGTGCATTGAGTGCGCCGTCTGCTTATCACGTCATTGACCGCCACACAGGTCAAGTCGTAGGAAAATATAAGAGCGGCGTCCGCGCAAGTAATGTCGTGGACAAAAAAGACAACGAATACGGAGCGTCTCGCTACTCCCGCAAGCCGATTTACGACAAAGACGAGCCGATCGAACGGAACAGCGGAGGCCGCGCCCACAAATACGATGGTGGCGAAGCAAAGGGTCCGGAGAAAAATGACGATTACACCGCTGGCGATTATATTCGCGGGATCCTGAAGCCCGTCCCGGTTAAAGATACCGTCTTGCGTCCTGACCCCGAAAAACCCGACCTTAAGGCGATGCCGAAGAAACGTGGCGGCGCTCTAAGTGTGTCTGACGGCCAGCTTCAGGGCACGCGCCCGATGCCGGGTGGCCGTATGGCGCGCAAGGATGGTGGCCGAGCCAAGGGTAAGACCAACATCAACATTATCATTGGCACCGGCAAAGCCGCAGATGGCCAGATGCCCGGCATGATGCCGCCGCGCCCCCCTGGCGTGCCTGTCGCTGTTCCGCCCCCAGGCCCGCAAGCTGGCCCTCCCGGCGGCGCGCCTCCGATGCCGATGCCGCCCCCAGGCGGACCGCCTCCGATGGGCATGCCTCCGATGGGTATGCCGCGCAAGTCGGGCGGTCGCACCATTAAAATGGAGTATGGTAGCTTGAGCGGCGAAGGCCGTTTGGAAAAAATCCGCAAATACGGCAGGTAAAGTATAAATACTGGTATTTGCCAAATTGCATTGCGGGCGGTAACATACAAATGTTGCCGCCCGTTTTGTATTTGTGGAGCAAGTATTATGCTTACTTATAATATGTTATTTGAAAAAGAAGTGCGCAAACTTATACTGCAACGCATTGAAGCAGCTAAAGAAAACCTGTCTTACGGGCACGCGGAAAACTATCAAAAAGAAGTTGGAATTATTAGCGGACTTAGAATGTCCCTTGATATGTGCGACGAGGCCAACACATCTGTTGCCAACACTTAGACCTTTTTTAACAAACTTGGAGATACACATGCCGTTTATGCTTATGTCACACGACAAAGAACCAAAAGAAACACTTAAGAAAGAAATCGGATCAGTTGATACTATTGAAATCTTTAATAACCAAGTATTGGTTGTGGTCTATGTTAGGCCAGAAAAGACTAAAAGCGGTATTATCTTGACTAGCAACACTAGAGATGAAGATCGTATTCAAGGAAAAGTTGGTTTGGTTCTAAAAAAAGGCCCGCAAGCTTTTGTTGATCCAAGCAATACTTGGTTTGGCGACGTTGATATTGAAATTGACGACTGGGTTTTCTATCGTCCGTCCGATGGTTGGAGTGTGACTATCAATGGCGTTCTGTGCCGCGTTCTAGATGATACCAACATCCGTGGCCGCATTCAGAATCCCGATCACGTTTGGTAATGGAGAATACAATGGCAGATGAAGCCCTAGATGAAGTCGTTAAGGTAGAAGAGGCTCCGGCAGAAGTTATTAAAATAACCGAGCAAGAGCCAGAAACCGACTTTGCCGCAAGCATTGAACACCTTAAGCGGCAATTGGAAGAAGAAAAGCAGGCTCGCGTTTTTGCCGAGCGCCGGGAACGAGAGGCGCAATCTCGGGAATATGCGGCACGCAACACCCAGGCCGATACCGAATTGCAGTTGGTCAACAACGCGATCCAGACGGTATCGACCAACACCAACATTCTAAAATCGTATTACGCAGAAGCGATGCAGGCCGGTGACTACAACCGAGCCGCCGAAATCCAACAGGAAATGTCTTCAAACGAAGCCAAGCGCCTGCAATTGGAGAATGGCAAGGCGGCTATGGAGTCTGCGCCCAAGCAGGAACCGCCCCGACAGCACGCGGACCCGGTAGAGGCGTTGGCATCGCAGCTTACGCCGCGTTCTGCCGAATGGATCAGACGCAATCCTCAATTCGCGCGGGATCAGCGCCTATTCCAGAAGATGATTAACGCTCACAACAACGCTATTTCTGATGGTATTGCGCCAGATAGCGATGATTACTTTGCGGAAGTTGAAAGTATCCTTAAAATCAACCGCAATTCTACGCCGGTTGAGCATGATGAGCCATCCAATCAGGCCGCACAGGTAACGCAACGGCGCGTTTCTCCTGCGTCTGCGCCAGTTACTCGCACTCCGGCTGGCTCTGACCGTCAAACAACCGTGCGGCTATCTGCTGACGAGCGTGAAATGGCGTCAATGATGAAAATGACGCCGGAAGAGTATGCGAAGAACAAACTAGAGCTTAAGCGAGCCGGCAAAATTAACTGAAAGGTCTGAAAATGAGTGGAACTACCTCGCGTCGCGCAATGAAATCATCGCAACGCAGCGTATTGCAGCAGGTTATGAATGAACCGGAGCAGGAAGACGCGCCCGTTGTGACAGATATCAAGGTTCCTGATGCCCCGCAACGCGCGGCTATGCGACAGGCCATGCGCGCTGACGATCCTCGCGAACGCGCTGCCAAACGTGCCGCAGAATTGCGCGGTAACATTGGCGATATGGATGAAGGTAACGATGAGTTTTTCATTCCGCAGCATATTATCCCTGACGGCTGGACGTATGAGTGGAAGCGCCGCACGGTTCTAGGTCAGGAAGACCCTGCGTATCAGGTTGCGCTGGCCCGCAAGGGATGGGAAGCGATTGATGCGGCTCGACACCCTGAGATGATGCCAATCGGTGCGCGTGGCGTTGTTGAGCGCAAGGGAATGGTCCTCATGGAGCGTCCCAAGGAAATCACCGACGAAATTCGCCAGATTGAGAAAAAGAACGCGCGCAATCAGGTTCGGGCTAAAGAAGAACAGCTTAATTCCGCGCCAGATGGTCAATTTGGGCGCGATCATGCTAATGTTCGACCGAATATTAAGAAAAGCTACTCGCCTATTGCCATTCCAGGCGACGAATAAAAGTAATGGGAAGTAAAAGAGGTTAAAAATATCTTTTACTTCCCATTGTGTTTGTGTATGTTCTCGATTAGCGGGGTTTAACCCTCCCAAACGCCTCGGGGCTTTGGTATCGCTCTCTCCCGGTTTCCCATCGCCCCGGCGCGCGATGATGGAGCCTCCTTTGTATAGGAGAACCCGTCATGGCGAATACGTTCGCTCCAAACGGTTTTCAGCAGTATCAGGGCACCGGCTCAGTTCCGACTTACGAACAGACCCAGGCAATTATTTCTCCCTCCAATACTGCCCCGATCTTCTTTGGCGACCCGGTTGTTCCGGCTGCTAGCGCCACTGGCGTAGGCACCGGATACGTTACGCAGGGTTATGGCCCGGTAGTGCTGACCGTTGCCGCAACTGCCATTGTGATTGCTGCAACCGGCATCATGACGGTTACGTTTAGCGCGGCCACGTCTGGCGTTGGCAACCTCCCGACTACGCCGAATACTTGGGCACCTCCGGTCGGCGCGACGCTGCTTATCGTTGGCGCGACATCTGCCGGCGTTGGCAACTTGAACGGTGCCTTTACTGTCACATCGTCCACCACGACCACTGCCGTCTGCACCTTCGTTGGTGCTTCGGGCGCGATCACCTCGACCGCCTCCGGCGTTGTTACGGTTATTGTTCCGGTGGCTGGCGTGTTTGTCGGGTGCAAATACCTTTCGACTTCGCAGAAGCGCACCAATTGGTCTAACTATTGGCCCGGTTCGGACGCTACCGGCGACGTGACCGCCTACGCCATTACCGATCCCAATGCGCAATTCCTTGTGCAGACTGCCAACTCCAACACTACCGCAACTGCGGTTGGTATTGCTGGCGTCGGCAATAACATCGGTTACGGCTACAACGACTCGGTTGCTACTGGCGAGACGAACGGGAACACCTCTACTGGCGTTTCTACTTTCTTCGCTGACCAGTTCGCGCTTACTGCCAGTGCGGCAAATTCGTTCTTGCCGTTCCGCATTATGTCGCTCGCCAACTATACGCCGGGTTCTGTCAGCCCCTTGGCGACCATCAACGGCAATGACGCAACCACTGGCTACAACCGTATCGTTGTTGGGTTCAATAACTCAATGCCGCGCGGCTTTGCTGGCATCTAAGGGAGTAGGGACCAATGGCCGTCAATCTTTCTGCTATTAAAGACCTTCTCCTGCCGGGCTTGCGCGGCATTGAAGGCAAGTATGAGATGATCCCGTCGCAGTATGACCGGATTTTCACTAAGCACGACTCGAAGCTTGCCCTCGAACGCACCGCCGAAATGCGGTTCCTTGGTTTGGCGCAGTTGAAAACTGAAGGCGGTCAGACCGCTTTTGACAACGGCGCTGGCGAACGGTTTGTTTATAATCAGGAGCATTCTGAAATTGCTCTCGGTTATGCCATCACTCGCAAGGCGGTGGACGACAACCTCTACAAGACCCAGTTCCATCCGTCGAACCTTGGCCTGATTGAATCCTTTCAGCAGACCAAGGAAATCTACGGCGCGAACATTCTGAATACGGCCACGACCTACAACAACAACGTTGGCGGTGATGGCGTTGCACTTTGCAGCGTCTCGCATCCGATTGACGGCGCTGTTGTTGCCAACCGTCCGACGACTGACGTTGATTTGAACGAGGCGACCCTGCTTAACGGCATGATCTCCATTCGAACCAACTTCAAGGACATGGCTGGCCTTAAGGTGTTTGGGCGCGGTCGCAAGCTGGTTGTT